GTGAGACCAGTATCTGTCGGAGTTAACCCAACAGCCGCAACGCTGACAACTGTTTATACAGTTCCTACGGGTTATTACGCCAAGTTTACTGTCATGTATATCCACAACACTGGTGGAAATACAAAGCACATCACTGTCCAATGGTATGACGCAAGCACTGCAACTACGTTAGATATTCTTACTGCATATTCTTTGGCTTCAAAAACATACCTTCAATTTGATGGTGGAGCTTATATCGTTTTTGAAGAGGGCGATAGGCTTCAAATTACAACTGAAGCGGCTAGTTCCTTTAGTTTTATTGCAACATTTGAGGTTCAGGGAGCGCAACGAACATGACCTACTTAGAACTTGTTAACGATGTGTTGGTTCGCTTGCGTGAAAGCACAGTCTCTACTGTTGGCGAAACAACCTATTCTTCTTTGATTGGCAAGTTTGTCAATGATGCCAAGCGTCAGATTGAAGATTCCTACAATTGGAATGTCTTAGGACAAACAATTACAGTTAGTACTACTTCTGGTACAAGTTCTTATGCTTTGACAGGTGCGGGTCAGAAGTTTCGTATTGCTGAAGCTCTTAATACGACAAACTATATTATATTAAGCAACATTGCAGTTTCAGACATGAACCGCAATTTGAACTTTGGCACACCAGTTCAAGGCGTTCCTACTGAATATTGCTTTAGTGGTGTAGATGGCAGTGGCGACACAAAGGTTGATTTGTTTCCCATCCCAAATGGTGTCTATACGCTTAAATTTGATTTGACCATCCCACAGGCTAATTTGTCTGCTGATGGCACTTCTGTCAAGGTTTTGGACTACTTGGTGACTCAAAGTGCTTATGCTCGTGCTTTGATTGAGCGTGGTGAAGATGGTGGAACAAACTCTTCCGAGGCTTATGCCTTGTTTAGAGGAATGCTCTCTGATGCCATTGCATTGGAGTCCACTCGTTATCCTGAAGACAACTTTGTGGCGGTCTAATGGCAGCACAACTTCAAAGTTACAGTCTCTCAGCACCAGGCTTTTATGGCCTGAATACTGAAGATTCTCCCCTTGATCTAGGGGCTGGCTTTGCTTTGGTTGCAACTAACTGCATCTTGGATCAGTATGGTCGTATTGGTGCTAGAAAAGGTTGGTCAAGGGTTAACTCTTCCTCTGGTGCTTTAGGTGCTAACGATGTTGGTGTAATCCATGAATTAGTCCAGACTGACGGAACTCTTACAGTTCTATTTGCTGGCAACAACAAAATATTCAAACTTGGTACTGCTAATGCAGTGACTGAGTTGACCTATGGTGGTGGCGGTACTGCTCCCACTATTACTGCGTCTAATTGGCAAACTGCATCCTTAAATGGGATTGCATACTTCTTCCAAACAGGTCACGATCCTCTGATTTATGACCCCGCAATAAGTACTACTACTTATCGCAGAATCTCTGAGAAGTCTGGTTATGTGGCTACTGTTCCTCAAGCAAACATTGCTATTTCAGCATTTGGTCGCCTATGGGTGGCTAATACATCTACTGACAAAGTAACTGTTACCTTTTCTGATCTGATTGCAGGTCATGTATGGGGAGGTGGCACTTCAGGGAATTTAGATGTTTCTCGTGTGTGGCCTAATGGTGCAGATGAGATTATGGGCTTGGCAGCTCACAATGATTTCTTGTTTATCTTTGGTAAACGACAGATTCTTGTTTATTCTGGTGCTTCAACACCCGCATCCTTGGTTCTGAGCGACACAATTGGCTCTATTGGATGTATTGCTAGAGATACCATTCAAAGCATTGGCTCTGATGTTATTTTCTTGTCAGACTCAGGTGTTCGTTCACTGATGAGAACAATCCAAGAGAAGTCTGCTCCTTTGCGAGACCTATCTAAGAATGTTCGTTTTGACCTAAATTCATCATTGGCAAGCGAAACATTGGCTAATCTGAAGTCTGTTTACTCAGAAAAAGAAGCCTTTTATCTGCTTGTTCTACCCGCTACTTTCCAAGTTTACTGCTTTGATACCAAGCAATCTTTGCAAGATGGGTCTTCTCGTGTAACGAAATGGGACTCGATTGCACCAACTGCTTTACGTTCTTTGCGTAATGGTGACTTGTATATTGGTAAGAATGGGTATATCGGTAAGTATGGAACTTATCTTGATGACGCAACAACGTACCGATTTGCGTACTACACAAACAATGCTGACTTAGGAAACCCTAATCAGATTTCTATTTTGAAGTCTGTGACTGCTATTGTGATTGGTGGATCAAACCAGTTTCTATCTATCAATTGGGGCTTTGATTATTCAGGTTCTTATCGTGCTGAGAACGTCTATATTCCTACTCAAACAAGTTATGAATATGGTACGGCTGAGTACAACATTGCTGAATACACAAGCGGTGTTCCAATTAAGACTCTTTCTGCTAATGCTTCAGGTGCGGGAAAGATTGTCCAGACTGGATATGAGACTACGATAAATGGAACATCGTTTTCTCTACAAAAGATTGAAATTCAAGCCAAAGATGGCAAAATAGGTTAAGGAGAATTACCTTGTCAAATTATACAAAGACCACCAATTTCGCCAGTAAAGATAATCTGTCACCTGGCAATCCTTTAAAGATTGTCAAGGGTACTGAGATTGATACAGAGTTCAACAATATTCAGACTGCTGTTGCGACTAAAACAGACAATGCTTCTGCCGCAATTACTGGTGGTTCAATTACTGGTATTACAGATTTAGCGGTTGCTGATGGCGGTACTGGTGCTTCTACAGCCGCAGGTGGTCTGAACAACCTCTTGCCTACTCAAACAGGTAACGCAAACAAGTATCTCCAAACTGATGGCACTAATGCTACATGGGATGCAGTAAGTCTTTCTACTGCTGACATTACTGGCACTTTGCCCGTAGCAAATGGTGGTACTGGTGTAACTTCTTCTACTGGCACAGGTTCTGTAGTCTTGTCAAACAGTCCTACTTTGGTGACTCCCGCATTAGGAACTCCCGCTTCTGGTACGGCAACTAACCTCACAGGATTGCCGATCTCAACTGGCGTAAGTGGTTTGGGTTCTGGTGTAGCTACTTTCTTGGGTACTCCATCATCTGCTAACTTGGCTACTGCTGTATCTGATGAAACAGGTTCAGGTGCTTTGGTGTTTGCCAATAGCCCAACCTTGGTCACTCCTGCCCTTGGAACGCCCTCTAGCGGCACTTTGACCAATGCTACTGGATTGCCTATCAGCACAGGTGTTTCAGGTCTTGGAACAGGCGTAGCAACCTTCCTAGCGACTCCATCAAGTGCAAACCTTATCTCTGCTGTAACAGATGAAACTGGCACAGGTTCTTTGGTCTTTGCAACATCTCCTACATTGGTCACACCTGCTTTGGGTACACCTTCTAGCGCAACATTGACTAATGCTACAGGTCTTCCAATCGCAACAGGCGTGTCTGGTTTAGGTACTGGTGTGGCTACAGCTTTGGCTGTTAATGTTGGCTCTGCTGGCGCTCCTTTGGTCAATGGTGGTGTGCTTGGTACTCCATCTAGCGGTACTGCTACTAACTTGACAGGTCTGCCTTTGTCTACTGGTGTAACAGGGACTCTACCTGTCGCCAATGGTGGTACAGGTCAGACTAGCTACACAGATGGTCAACTGTTAATTGGTAACACAACAGGTAATACCCTTGCTAAAGCCACTTTGACAGCAGGTTCTGGTATTTCTATCACCAATGGTGGCGGGTCAATCACGATTGCTGCTTCTGGTGGCGGTGGATCAGGCGATGTAACTGGCCCTGCATCTTCTACAGACAATGCTTTGGCTCGTTTTGACAGCACTACTGGCAAGATTATTCAGAACTCTGTTGGCATCTTGAGTGATGCGGGTGCTATTTCTGGTTTAACAGACATCTCTGCTTCAGGCTCTGTAACCCTCTCTGGAGGCACAGCCAATGGAGTAACCTATCTCAATGGTTCAAAGGTTCTGACAAGCGGGTCTGCGCTTACTTTTGATGGGACTAACTTAGGTGTTGGTGCAACGCCTAACCTTGGCCCCGGCGCACCCTACAATGTTTTAAACATTGGCGCACAAGGTGGTGGTGGAATTATTAGCGCAGGTACAGATGTTTATCTTACAAACAATCTTTATATTTCTGGTAATAACTATTTTGCTTGGACAGGCGGTTCAGCGTATGCAAGTTACTACAACCAAACTGGCGGTAACCATATGTGGCAAACATCAACTGCCGCTGGAACAGGCGGTAATGTTGCTACTTTAAATACTTTGTTGAAGCTAAATACCAATGGCGCACTTGCTTTGTTTGGCGGTGCGTCTGCTAATGGCGTTGGCATCACATTCCCCGCAACTCAATCAGCATCATCAAACGCTAATACACTAGATGACTATGAGGAAGGGACTTGGACTCCTGTCATAAGAGGTGATGGTGCAGCGGGAACATACCAATTAAATAGTGTCACAGCTGCAAACTATACAAAAATAGGCAGACAAGTCACTATTTCTGCATGGATTAAATTAGATTCATCAATTACTGCTGGCGGCACAGGGGATATGCAAATTACTGGACTCCCTTTTAATGGAGTGTGGCCTACTAACGATTATCCTCAAGGCTCAATAAGATTAAACGGAATAAATTTTACTGCGGGGTCTCTATCAATACAGTTTGCAGGTGAAGCATCAAATCAATCTAATTTATATATAACTTCTACGCAAGTTAATGCTACCCCTGTATTTGTTCCAATCTCAGGTGTATCAGCCAATGACAGCCTTGGCTTTTCGTTTACATATTTCACATCTTAACTAGCATGGACTTGATAGTCGGACACTTAACTTAAAAGGAAAATTATGTCTTTAACAAAAACCACAACTGTTGACCAAATTACAGTAACCGAAAACGGCATTGTTCTTTATCGTGAAGCAACACGCATCATGGAAGATGGCAATCAAATCAGCCAAACCTACCATCGTTCAAGCCTCACACCCGCACAAGACCTGACAGGCGTTCCCGCTAATGTTGTTGCAATCTGTAATACGGCATGGACTGCTGAAGTGGTTGCGGCTTATCAAGCTGAACAGGCCCGTATTGCGGCTGAAAAAGAAGCACAACGATTGGCTGCTGAAGCGGCACAAGCGGCTCAAGAATCTGGGGCTACACAATGAATTTAGACCTTGACCAAAACGAAGTGCAATTTATTTTGAATGTGTTGGGTGAGATGCCTGCTAAATCAGGTGTGTGGCCTTTAATCGTTAAAATTAAAGAACAGGCAGAAGCACAACTGCCCAAAGAATCGGAGTAAACATCATGGCTTTAAGCAATCAGCAAGTTTTTGATTATTTTCTAAAAACACCTGGCATGAGTGATGCCCAAATTCTTGCTTTTATGAGGCAGAACGCTGTTAGCCCGTCTCAGATTGCA